CGGTTCGCTGATCGAGGGCCTTCTCGACCCGCTCGCGTTTCCATTTCGCCGCGGGCTCCCGGTCGGACTTCTCCTGGGCGTCGCGCTGGATCTTGCCCATGTCGATCTTATCATGGGCCTCTTGTGCGGCCGTTCCTTCGCTTTCGCCTCGTTGCACCTTGGAAACGATGCCGCTCCGGCCCAGGCCCTGGATGCCGTTGAGGCTGGTGAAATCCTGGACCGCGTAGCTGACGTGCGGGAACTCGCGCCCGAGGTTGGCGTGGCCCCGGCCCAGCGAGCTGGCCGCCAGGGTGGCCATCTCCATAGCCTGCGCTTCATCCTGAGCACTCTGTGCGACTTTCTCCAGCGAAATCGCAAGCTGGGCGTCCTCGGCAATGGCAATGACCTGTTGTGCCGCCGCGAGGTATTGCTGGTTCTGGAGGTCAAGCTCTGCTCTGATCTTTTCGTCAGGCAATGTACCGCTCCCTAAGGGATCGTCCCATTTCTTCGTATTTGATTTACCCGCCACTCGCCACTCTCAAGTGTTAAACGGTACCGCCAGCGTCTGCTCAACCGTTCGTTTCTGCGTGGGTGTATAGGCCGTGGCCGTGATTGGCTCGCCAAGTCCTGACCCGGGAGTCCACTTCTCGCCCTCCGCGTTCAGGATGCGGAAGCCAGTGTGCAACCCAGCCTTGATCGATGCTCGCGTTCGTTCTTCGTCGAACTCGGCGCAGCCGGTCATGTTTTCCAGGTCCGTTCGCCCGACGAAACGAACGGGTCGCCGCTCGATCTCCTGCTTGATGACCCGCTTCTCCACCGGCTTGCCGATCGGGCTTACCGCCGGTGTGCCGACGTGCGCCGATTGCTTCCAGGCGTTCCATTTCTTGAACGCCTGGGCTTGCACCCAATCGGTTCCATCAGGAGAGAGCCCGAAGACATCGCGGCCATATTCGTCCCTCTGGTATCGGAGGATATCGGCAATACTCTTGCCAGTGACAGAATCGAATGCCCAGAAAAACTCGGCGCTATTGCTGTGAGCCCTTCCTCGGAGCAAGGACCGCACCCGCGAACGAGCGTATGAAGGCTCTAACGGTGGGGCTTGCTTGTGCGTCGATCCCACCTGGGACTTACGGTGCTTGATGCTCTTTGGCAAGACAGGGCGCAAGGGTGTACTATCCGCGCCAAGCCCCGCCGCAAGGTCCCGATCTTTCGCTGTCAGCCCGAAGTCGACTACCCAGCCCTAGAACATGAGCTTCACGGGGTAGGGGTAGCGGGCGAGATCCGGAGGCTCAATGCCCCGGAGCCTGTATCCAACCTGGGAAGATTCGCGGTCGCTCATGGGCAATAGCACTCGCCGACCGTTTTCGTAGCCTCGAACCGGGGCGACTTGCGCCCCTTCCAGTTCACACCCCATTTCTTGCCGCCCGTGCTCAGGTGGACTGCCGTGATTTCCGGGATGAGGATGCGCTTCGATCGCGGCCACTGGAGGGCGTGCAACATATCCGTATGCTCGGCGTCCCAGCCGGCCACACTCGGGTACCGGAGGATACCGCTGGCCCGGTTCCAAAGCTGAAAGAACCCGATCGGGGCGTAGCCGCCGTAGTCGAAGTGCCCGACCCGGGAACCGACTGGCCAGTCGCGAGGCCCGTGGTGGAAGTAATGCTTCTCGTAGGGGTCGGGATTGACCAGGTAGCTGTGCCAGGCCTCGAGGCTCGGGCAGTCGACCCGATCGATCCCGTAAATGCAGGAGGGGTCAAGCTCCACGTTCGCCAGGTGCTTGCGAGCGTTCCGGGGCAGCGCGGTATCGGCGTCCAGATGCACCACCCAATCCTCGATCTTGAGATGAGCCAGGCCGATGTTGATCGCCAGCGCCTTCGCGAAGTCCCCGCCCCGTTTGAAGTATGGGCAAAAGGCGGTGCGGACGCCGTACCGCTGGCACACCGCGACCGTACCGGCGTCCTCCTGCGAAGTCACAACGACCCAATCGTCGAAGAGCGACTGGTTGACCCGGATGGTCTGCTCCAGGAAGTCGTCGTAGTGGAGACACACTGTAACCGCTTCAATCCGCATGTTCCCGAACGGGGCGTTGCCCCGTGCTCCGTTGTTACGGCCCTTTCAGGGCCTCTTTGAGTGCCGCCGCTTTACATTGAGCCTTGGCCTGCCCGCAGCCCTGAAAGGGCGAAAACATGTCCGCACAGGGCGAAGCCCTGTCCAGGAGCTCAAACGAAGGTCATCGTCAAGTCCGCGCTGTTGGCCGGGTCCCACTGATTGGTAATCGTCATGGCCTGGGTGTAGAGGTCGTTCAAGGGCAATTGATCCTCGAACGTCGTAATGACGCTGTTCGTTTCGAGGTTGAACGTGACGGAGTGCGTCCCGTTGTTCAGCTCAAAGGTGCACGTGCTGCCCGTGTACCCAGCACCCGTGTTGAACCCCAAGAGCCCTTCATACGACGTGCGGTCGTCCGGCGACGGAGCGTAGAAGTTGATCGCCTCGAGGGTCGTTGACCGGCCGACGAACCGCATGAGGTTGATGAACCGGTTCGCCCAGAACCGCCGCGCGAGCACGTTCTTGCTGGCAAGCTTCAAGCTCTGGAACTGCGTCCGGGCCGAGCCGATCGTCAGCCCTCCCGAGGCGTGGACGAAGACGTAGGGATTGGTCGGGAGCTGGACGTCGGTGGGCGGGGGAAACGTGACGGCGGTCGGGTCAGTGGAGCTGTCGAACTGGTTGCCCTGCGGGGTGCTCCCGGAGACGTCGAGCGAGAGGGTCGCGATCGTCGAATCCTCGCTCACGTCGATGTCCCAGCCATCGACCTTGCAGCCGAGGTAGACGCGCCGCTTGATCGTGCCGTCGGACCGCGTGATCGCGTGATAGATCGCCACGCTGGCCAGGTCGCCGGCGGGCTCGGTCGTGGTCCAGGGGCCGGTCTGGGCCGTGTTGATCTGCTGGCCGCCCCATTGGAGCAGGAACTGCGAGAGTGGCCCGGCGTAGAGCTTGGTGACCAGCCGGCCCTTGCACTCGATCTTGTCCGAGACGCGGAAGGCGTCGATCGCCACCCCGCCGCCGTAGGGCACAGCCACCATCACGGGCCGCGGCCGCATGGTGAAGACGTTGGCCCCATCGAGCCGGATGTAGAATGCATTGGCTGATGCGGTAGGCCAGACGACTGGACTGGCCACCGGAGTCTTGTACGCGGACTCCTGCACCAGCATCAAGAACTCACGTGACATGGGAATACCTCTTTAACCACGGAAAACACCGACAGGACCACAGAAGGGAAGAATAAGATATAAAGAGATTTCAGAATTTCATTTCTTTTCCGTGGTCTTTCCGTGCTTTCCGTGGTTGACGGTCTTTGCTTACGAGTTGAGTTGCGATTGAATCTCGATCTTGATCTGCCCCTGGCCCGCGAAGAACACGCCATCGGGACCGGGGTCAAAGGCGGGCTGCGAGAAGAGCACCAAGCCGCTGCGGGCCCCCGCCGTTTGCAAGGTCTGGATGATCGCCTGCCGCGGCGCGCCGCCGCCTTGCGGGTAAAAGCAGCGGGTCAACATCCACCAGAAATTGGTGAGGTCATCGACGCAACTGCCCGCGATGATGACCTCGCAGTTGATCAGCAGGTCGCCGGCCATCGTGTCGGGAGTCTTGAACTCCTCGCCCGTGTTCATCGGCGTCCAGCGCAAGCAGGGCGCCTCCTGATACGAAAACGGCTTGATGTCCCTGGGTTCGCCCTGCCAGGTGCGGAACCGGTCGGGCTTGACCACGCGGTTGAAGATGAAGTTGCCCCGCACGATGGTTTCCATGGCCCGGAACACGGCGGCCCGGGGCGATGTGGGGAGGTCGAGCTTGCAGACGCTAGCCATGATGAGAAAGACCTTTGAACCACGGAAAGCACGGACAGACACGGAAACAAGCAATAAAGAAATTTTGATATTTCTTTCTTTTCCGTGGTCCTGTCCATGTTTTCCGTGGTTAGATGCTTTACGCCCAGAGCGTGTTGGTGCTGCTGAAGTTGATTGGAACTTCCCCGAACCCGTCCCCGTTGACGTCGATCTCGACCGTCGTGCTGGCCAGCAGCGACTCGGCCTCGAGCCGG